TGCGGCTATCAGCGCAGCACAACGCGGCAAATCAAAAAGTACGCAGGTGCGCGAGCGAATGTCGCAAGCAGCAACAGGCCGCAAGCGCGTGATTAGAGACGGTCACTTGACGTGGGCTTATCCGGGTGACGTGGATTTTCCGGTGAGTGATGTCTGATACCATCCGCATCAAGCGGCGGTCGGGCGGTGCGCCGGGTGCGCCCGCGTCGCTGTCCAATGCCGAACTCGCCTATAACGAGGTTGACCATACCCTCTACATTGGCGAGGGCACGGGCGGCGCAGGCGGTTCGGCATCGACCATCCGCGCAATAGGTGGCGATGGGCTGGCTGTTACCCTGCCGCCCGGGCCAACAGGACCGCAAGGACCACCGGGCGCAACCGGCCCCGCTGGCCCCGGCATTCCGACCGGCGGCACGACGGGTCAGGTGCTCACCAAAACCTCGGCCACCGACTACGCCACCAACTGGCAAACGCCGACGGCTGGCGGTGGCGGCAACGTCAGCAACAGCGGCACGCCAACCAACGGGCAACTCGCGCAATTTACCGATGCCACACATATCCAAGGCATCAATGGCTCGGCGCTCGGTTTCGAAAGCACGGCCAACAAAGGCGCTGCAAACGGATATGCCTCGCTCGATGCCACCGCCAAGGTGCCAGCGGCGCAACTGCCGAGTTATGTCGATGATGTTGTCGAGTATGCCAACCTCGCGGCATTCCCTGCGACCGGCGCGGCGGGCATCATTTACGTCGCCATCGACACGGGAAAAATCTATCGCTGGTCGGGTTCGGCCTATGTCGAAATTTCGCCCTCACCGGGATCGACCGATGCGGTGCCCGAGGGCTCGATCAATCTCTACTACACCGATGCACGGGTGGCAGCGAACCCGACCGTTGCAGGCAAGGCCGACGCATCCGCGCTCGCTGCCTATGCACCGCTGGCCTCGCCCGTGTTCACCGGAGACGCACGCGCGGTGACGCCCGCGACATCGGACAATGACACCTCGATTGCCACGACTCAATTCGTCAAGGCGCAGGGTTATGCGACGACGGCGGCGCTCGCCGGTTATCAACCGCTGGACGGCGATTTGACATCGCTGGCGGCGGCCTCGAGCGTCGCGATTTATTATCGGTCGGCAGCCGATACTTGGGCTGCGGTGACCATCGGCAGCGGTTTGAGTTTCACCTCGGGCACACTCGACGCGCCCGTGTTCACATCATCGGCCAAGGGCGAGGTGCCAGCGAGCGGCGGCGGCACGGCGAATTTCCTCCGGGCGGATGGCACATGGGCCGCGCCCGCTGGCGGCGGTGGCGGCATTCCTGAGCCCGTGGGCGATGGATTCTATGGCCGCAACATGGCGAGCGGCACCGGGTCATGGGTCGCGGCTGTCAAAAAGGCGGGCGACACGATGACCGGCGCGCTCACGGTCCTGCCGGGGGCAGGCGCTGAGGGTATAACGCTCTCATCGGCAGCGGGGCAAGCGCGGCTCGTTGCGGCGGGAAGCGCGGCTGATGTCGGTCTTTTCGTCACAGGGAAAGGAGTCGCGTCGCATTATTTCTATACGAATTCATTCGCCAACGTTCAGTTGTCCATCGTGCATCAGACCGCCGCCGGGGCGGTCATGATTGCGGGCGGCGATGGGAGTGCTACCCCATACAACATTTATATGAACACGGGCGGCAACGTTAAGACGCAGACGCCTGCCATAGCGTCAAATGACACAAGCATTGCGACGACCGCTTGGGCCAGAAACATGCTGGCTGCCCGCTCATGCTTCCAAGCGGTGCTGCCCTCCAATCAAGTTGGCTTTACAGCAACGACTTGGTCGCCGTGCAACTTTGCAACTGCAAATTTCAATACTGGCAGCAATTACAACACCGGCACCCTTGCCTGGACGCCACCGGCCGGCAAGGTGCAGATCAATGTGGGACTATATTTCAGCAACATCACGGCTAATACCGACAGCTACATTGCAATTTATAAAAACGGGGGAATATTTCGTCAGGGCAAATTCTACACCAACACGGCTTTGCTCGGAATGAACATTAGTTGCATCGACAACGCCAGCGGCAGCGATGCTTACCAAGTCTATTGTTTTCTGGGTGGCGTCGGCGGCGGCGGCGGCGGCACGCTCAATGCCGGCGCTCTAACGTTCTTCGACGGCTCGCAAATCTAGGAGGATCAGCCATGGCATTGACTTACGCCGAAAGCGCGGCATTGATGAACGACGTCGCCTTCCGCGACCGCATCAAAGTCGCTTGTCTCACGTTTGCCAACTACATCGTGGGCGAGCCGGCCAACGTGCCCGCGCATACCACGCGCGTCAAATGGGCCAACCAGACGATGGTGTCGCCGGACGGCTCGGCCATGACCGTACAGCCGACCGTCGTGATGGATCCGCAAGTTCAGCAGGATGGCAGTAACGTCACTGACGTCGCACTACAGACCGCAGTGGAAACTGCGGTCAATAAGCTGATCTGAGGACAGCTGGACGGCCCGTCGGGAGCAGATCGCCACCGGGGCGGTGAGCGCGCGCGACATCAGGGAGAATGATATGGCCACCGACATCATGCTGCGTGACCGCGTTAGCCTCGCGGGAACGTGGATGGATTGGCTGCTGCTCGCCGACGGCACGTTGAGCGAGGATGAGGAATTAGCAACGGCGGTGCGCGTGGCGCTCGGCACCGACAGCCTCGCGGCGGTCGACGAGGTGCTGCCGGGATGGCCCGACGACGAGACTGACCGCCGGGGCTGGTGGGCGGATTGGGAATCGACCGAGGTTTGGAATGGCTGGCCGATAGGCTGCAAGAATTGGCTGCTGCGCCGCGCCAAGATATCCGACGAATTCTCATGGGAGGGCGCGACCGTGGTGCGGGCAAAAACCTACACCCGCGAGTCGCTGCAACCGTTCATCGACCGCCGCATTTGCTCGCGCATCGATGTCGAGGCCACCCGCGTCGGCAAGGAACGCATTGACGTTTTCGTCATGATGTATCGCGGGCCAAAAACCGCAATCCAACTCCGTTTCGAATATCTGTGGGACGGTGTCATCGAGGCCTAAACAATGCCGTGGGCTACCCCGACATTACGCAAGGTTCGCGAGAACGTTCGCGACAACATCACCTCGTCGCTCTATGGCGCGGCCTATGTCGGCAACAACGTGTTGCGCGTCATGGGCGACACCATGTCGGCGACCTGCCACCTTGTATTGCGTTACATAGACTGGCTCGCGTTGCAGCTATTACCGCTGACCGCCGAGGTGGAATGGCTCGATAAGCACGCCGACATTTGGTTGGTGAATGCCGATGGCACGGTCGGCAGAAAGGCCGCAACCTACGCCGAGGGCATCTGTACGTTCACCGGCAGTTTCGGCGGCATCATAATTCCGGCGGGCACTCAACTCGTGTCGCGCCAAACCATCGGGTATGAAACCCTTGAGGATGTTCTAACCTCGTCGGCACAACAGGCAACACCGGGTCGCGTGCGGGCGCTCGATCCAGGGGCCGACAGCAACCTTGAGCAGGGCGATGAACTCGCCATGCAGCCCGCCCTCACCAACGTCGACACCCTCGCCGTCGTCGACTCGATGACCGGCGGCACCGACGAGGAAAATGACGAGGATCTGCGCATCCGGGTGCTGCAACGCATCCGGCAGCCGCCGATGGGTGGCGCGGCGCACGATTATATCCGGTGGGCGCTCGCGGTTCCTGGCGTCACGCGCGCATGGGTCACGCCGCTCGAAATGGGCATCGGCACGGTCACCGTGCGCGTGCTGTTCGATGACCTGCGGGCCGATGATGATGGCTGGCCGCGCGACAACGATTTGCAATCGGTCACCGATTACATCGACACCGTGCGCCCGGTTGCGGTGAAGGATTTTTTTGTCGTCGCGCCCATCAAGCAATTCATTGATGTGCATATCCGAGCGTTGGATCCCGACAATCCTGAAACGCGCGCATCCATCGAGGCCAGCCTCGACGACATGCTGTTCAACTACGCCGCGCCAGGTCAGACGATTTTTTCGGTGTGGAAAGCGCAAGCCATCATGAACACGCCCGGCGTGCTGTCTTTCGACCTGCTCAATTGGGCTGATGACGTGATGGAAACCCCGGGGCACATGGCTGTGCTCGGCGATATCGTCTATGGCTAAACAGGTCGCGTTTCCCCGGGATCGCCACGTTCGCCGCGACGGCCCTGCCTACGTCGAGGCGTTCGCTAAATTGCTGCCGCATGGCCTCGCATGGCCGCGCAAACCCGGCAGCGTGTTGATGCGCACGGTCAAGGGGCTGGCGCTCTACTACGGGTTCGTTGACGCCCGCGCCGCCGACCTCTTGGAACGCGAAAGCGACCCGCGCAAGACGACCGAGGTTTCTTATCCCGACGGCACCGAATTTTTCCCGCCGGGAACGCAGGACGGATTGTTGCCGGATTGGGAAAAATCATGGGGCCTGCCCGACCCGTGTTTTCCTAAGGCCACCACCATCGACGAGCGGCGGCGCATGCTCGTCATGGTGATGACCATGCTCGGCGGGCAAAGCCGCGCATGGTTCAAATGGGTTGCCGATTGGATCGGCACCGAATTGCATTTGGAGCAATGGACCGAGCACACAACGCTGCCTGACGGCTCGCCCGGTCCCGATATCGTTCACAATGGTTCAATTCATGAGTGGTCGCCGTTCACGGCTGGCATCAGCCACGTCGGCGACACTCGCATGATGTACGACAAGACCGGCTATTACCGATGGGAAATCGGCGCGCCGGAAATGCGGTTTTATTGGACTATCAGCCCGAGCACCGCAACGGTGGTTTGGTTTCGAGCATCGAGCGGGCAAGCGGGTGTCGACCCGCATTGCCAAGTCAGAACACCCGAGGATTTGGCTTGCTTGTTCCGGCGATGGAAACCGGCACACACCGAACTCGTCTATGACCTATCCAGCCTTGCCGCAGGCGGGCCAATGCAGGGAACACCCTAATGCGTTACATCCAGCCATACGGCGTCAGCGATCAAAATGCCCCCTACGTCAACGGCGATCCCTCGCGCGGCATTCAAGGTTCGATCCCGCCAGCGGCGGCGTTCGAGCATCCGATGCGGGAAATGCACAGCCTCATCGACAAGAGCAAACTTACGCCCGACAGCGCCGACCTGTTGCAGGTCACCAAATCGGTGCGCTCGCAACGGCTGAATTTCGTCGAGGACACGGGCGCGGCCAATACCCTGTCGGTTTCCTATGACCCGCCGCTCGTTTATACCCTCGGCCTGCTCATCCGGGTGCGCGTCAGGGTCACCAACAACGGCCCCGCCACCATCGACGCGGGGGCGGGCCGGGTGCCTATCAAGCGGCCGAACGGCGGGGCGCTACAATCCAACGATTTGCCCGCAGGCGGCATCGCCGATTTGGTCTATGACGGTTCCGCCTTTCAACTGGTGAGTGGGTTCGTCGCGGGCGGCGACACCACGAATAATTATTTCACCTTGCCATATTGTGTCGACAGCAGCGGGACGCCGAACGTGATTACCGCGCCATTCTCGCCCGCCATCACCGTGCAGCAGGCAGGCACCGCGTTCCTTGTGCGCATCAGCAACACCAACACCGGGCCGACGACGATTTCGGTCAATGGCCTGCCGAGCAAATCGGTGCGCGCCAACGTCGACGCGCAGAATCTATTGCCCGGTGACATTGCGGCGGGTTCGGTGGTGCTGTTCGTGTTCGATGGCGTGAATTACTACATCGATCCGAATCCGTTGATCCCCGCGAGTTGCACGCTCAATGTGCCGTCGCAGTTTCCAACCATACAGGCCGTGTTGACCGCCTTGGGCCGCAAGACCATCGGCTATAACGTGTATTGCGTCATCAAACTCGCGGCGGGGATCTATT